CTGGTAACATCCTTTGTTCACCTGATAAGGATATGCGCCAGATACCTGGCAAGTTATTCGACATGAAAGAATTGGTGAATGTGGAAGAGCTTGAAGGTAAACGCTGGCATTTTGTTCAAACATTAGCAGGAGATCAAACAGATGGTTACGCCGGTTGTCCCGGTATTGGTATTAAACGTGCCGCTGCACTCTTTGAAGAAAAAGGGTACAGCTGGAAGACCGTTGTGGATGCGTTTGCTGAGAAAGATCTTTCGGAAGAAGTCGCAATCGAAAACGCAAGACTTGCCAAAATTCTTACAGCAAATGATTATGACTTCATCAACAAGCAACCCGTTCTCTGGACCCCCACCAGTGATTATCGACTTGACGATTGAGCAGGATTTAAAGATGCGTCAAATTAAAGATGCACTTGAAAAACCTGAAACAAAAAAGGAGGACATCATTACTATCTTCCTTGCATTACAACGACAAAATTTTTGCCTTGCTAACAACGTATCTAACCTAGTCAAACAATGGCCCTCTGCCCAAAATGCAAGGTAAGAGATAAAGGGCGTAATCCTTATACACACTTTTGAAAATGGACACCACCTCTCCTAGCTATTATCAGCGAGGATCTATCCAACCGTGGGATTTTATCCGAGACCAAGGATTAAACTATCACTTGGGTAACGCAATTAAATACATTTGCCGTGCTGGTCATAAAGATAGTGCGGCGCAAGACTTGAAAAAAGCAATTCACTATCTTGAAAATGAGCTATCCCACCTTACTTCAACAAGCAAACGAGTTCCGCTCCGCCTTCAGCGTCCCGAATGGGGCGATGTATCGAAAGAAACAGAAGTCTTTGATCGATGAAGAATGGTCTGAGTTTCATGAAGCATACCATCGTGAGCCGATGGATCATGTCCTTAAAGAGCTTGCAGACCTTGTTTATGTTTGCTATCAATACGCAGCAAACGAAGGATGGAATCTCGACGAAGCCCTAGATCGAGTTCATAAATCTAACATGTCCAAACTGGATGAAAATGGGCAACCAATCCTTCGTGCTGACGGTAAAGTGCTGAAGGGACCAAACTATAAACCACCACACCTTGGCGACCTTATCTAAAATGTCCAATCTTATCTCCCGCACCGGTCGTGTCCAGTCCTGGATTGACGATCCAACCTCACGCCTTCCAGTCAGCTGCACAGTGTTTGTAGTTGAAAATGAGATGGAAGGTCCAAACGGTCTCGAAGCCTCTTGGCGTTTCGTAAGCCATGCCTTGCGGTATGGAGCAGGCTGTGCCGTTCACCTTTCTAAACTCGACCCCCAGGGGCATGAGCGTCCTTCTGGCGTGACTGCTAGTGGTCCGGTATCCTTTGCAAAAATCTACAGTACCCTAAATGAAATCCTTCGTAGAGGTGGGGTGTACAAAAATGGGGCAGTGGTTTGTCATCTCGACCTTAACCATCCTGACTGTCTCAACTTTATTCGCACTCCTAGGAACGAACTCCCGTGGGTTAAACGATGCGTCAACATCACCGCTGAGTGGTGGGCGTCCTGTGACTTCAAAGAACAACTCCTTTACGGAATCAAATCTGGCGACATCTGGCTCAACAAAGTAAAGTATGACAATGAAGGAAACCGAATCCGAGGTAACGTCTGTCTCGAAGTATATCTGCCCTCACGAGGAACATGCCTCCTACAACATGTCAATCTTGGAGCCTGTGAGTTCGACGACATCCCACGAGCATTTGTTGAAGGTATGTCCGAGTTGTGCGAGCTTCATGGTCGAACAGGTGTCGGAGATTCTGGAGAATACCTCCCGTCTGAAACTGATCGACAGGTGGGACTCGGAATGCTTGGTCTCGCAAACCTCCTACGGCGGTACGGAGTAACGTATGACCAGTTTGGACGTGCGTTGGAACAATTCAACAACGGAGAATCAGTACGGTCTGCAGCCTATGAACTTGTCACCCAAATTAATTCTGGCATTGAGCAAGCAGCCAGCGTTGCTCGCCGCAATAAAATGGTTCGAGCCTTTGCTATTGCGCCCACTGCCTCCTGCAGTTATCGAAGCACAGATCTGGATGGCTATACTTGCACACCAGAAATCGCTCCACCTATCTCGCAGACAGTCGATCGTGACAGCGGTACTTTCGGAGTACAAACATACAACTATGGTGACGTAGAGATCGCCTCTAAAGTAGGCTGGGAAGCTTACAAACGTGTTGCTGATGGCATCATGACTCTACTAAATAGAACTGGACTTCTTCATGGATACTCCTTCAACTCGTGGTCTGATGTGGTCACGTATGATGAAGCATTTATTGAGGAGTGGCTAGAATCGCCCCAGACTTCCCTTTATTATTCCCTTCAAGTGATGGGGGATGTTCAAGATAAATCTGATGCGTATGCTGCTCTTGAAGAAGCAGAGGTTGATGATTACTTGGCACAACTTTTTGAAGGAACTGATGAACTTACATGTGATTGTCAAGAATGAACCCTTACGAAAAACTAATGGCTCGGAAGCGCAAGTGGACACCGGTACAGACAAGTGCCGGTATCTGCAAAGAAGGCTCGGAAGCAGCGATCCACCGTGCACTTGCATTGCGACATATGGAACTACCTGTCGGAGATTTTATTCAAACCACCCTACAAAATGAAGTACCGAAAGCAAGTGTGGACATCCTACGATCTAACATCACAGACGAAGAGAACCACGACCTCGCGTTGGGTTATATCGCAAACGCTTACGGCGTTGATGAAAAAGCTGAGGAGGAAGCGCTCAAACTACAAAAAGCCTGGATTGAACATCCAGATCACACGATCCTCAAAGCGATGGTTGCCGAGCGTGCGGTTTTCTTCGTGTTACTCCCCTTTTTCCGTTTCAATGGTGATGCTGGAATGCGGACCGTTTCCGCAGACATCAGCCGAGACGAACAAATCCACGTGGCAACGAACTCTCTCGTATGCAAAGAGTTGGGGCTTGAGATCTCGCCGTCCTTGGATAAACTCCGCAAAGCGACGATCAACTGGGTAATGCAACCATTAGGTGTAAATACCCAGGATAGATATTTGGACAAAAAATTTTGGTTGGATTCTAGTGACCGACTAATGTATGAGGGTAAGGCACCCGAATTGTCGGCAACTAAATCCGCCCGAATGCCTGCATTCTTTGAGCACTCAAACGTAAACCTACCACAATATGCCTGATTTAAATCTTCTTGATGTGCGTGGCATGACAGCTAATGCTATGCTTGCTAAACTTGAAGAAACCTTTCCACCCGCTAACCCTTCACCCGAAGATACAATTGAAAAGATTATGTACAGATCTGGTCAGCGGAGTGTCGTTGAGTGGGTCATTAACTATATGGATGAAAACCAATGAGCAGAGAATCACGCCGTAGAGCAAAGAAAAAGCGTCAAGCGGAAAAACAGAAAGCCAGAGACCAAGCACGTGCTATTCGTGATCAGCTACGCATTGCCAAAGAGCAAGCTGCCCGCGAAACAGCAATGATTGCTGATCAAATGCGTATTGCAGAGGAGCAGCGGACACAGCAGGCTGAACAGTTCCGCATTGCTCAACAAGAATACATGACTCAAGCTGCACAACGTGAGCAAGCTATGCGTGATGAGTACGCACAAGCTGAGGCTGCACGTATCCAACGTGAGCAGATTTCCGCTGCAAACATGCAACGTGCTGGACAAACTGCTAGCCTACAGATGCAGCCAACTGCTGACACTGCAACTGGTACTAGTGCATTTAAAAAACGCAAAAAACAATTTGCAACTGCAAACACTGCTAAAGCCTATAAAGGTCTTAGTGGTTCTACCGGATCAGGAATGGTTAACATCTAATGACTGCTAAATCTCGTTATGACAGATTGTCTTCAGATCGTTCACAGTTTCTAAACAGTGCTAGACAAGCAGCAGATCTAACTCTACCTTATCTCATTCGTGAAGATGAGCACTTTACTAAAGGTGCTCTTAAACTTCCTACACCTTGGCAATCAACAGGAGCTAAAGGTGTGGTGACGCTTGCAAGTAAACTTATGCTTGCATTGCTACCGCCACAAA